TACTTCCACGCGCGTGAGCGCCTGGAGGANGGAACGCCGACCGTNTGGCAGTCGTGGTGCACGACGTGCATGCGGATCGACCAGCGCATCCGGCTCGGCGTCAAGAAGCGCGGGAGGCCCTACGAGGCCCGCAAGCCCGCCATGACGCCCGATCAGGTGCGCGCCCGGCGCCGCGAGCGCTACCACGCCCTCATGGCCAACCCCGACTGGCACGAGCGCCGCAAGGAGTACGAGCGCATCTGGCAGGAGGGCTGGCGTCGCAGGCAGGGAATCCAGCCCCGCACGGCGATGATCGAGAAGCGCAAGATCGGCGGGCTGAAGGCCGACCCTTCGCTCGAAATCATGCCCTTCCAGGAGTGGATCGAGGAGCGGGCCTCGTTCTACGCTGCTGAGTACGAGGTGATCGCTGCTGACGGTCAGGTCGCCGGGCTGACTCACCTGGCCCAGGCGTGTGAGATTCCGCCCCGGACTCTGCGTCGATTCCTCGACGGCCGAGAGGTGGACAAGAACGGCAACGAGCGGCAGATCACCCACGTTCCTCTCGGAACCGTGGACAAGTGCCTGACGAACGAAGGCACCACGTTCCTCTGGGAGATCTACGACAACCTGCCGGACGAATTGGAAAAAGCCGCGTAGCGGGTATTCTCAGCTCGTGGCCACTCGCGAGCGACCGCCGAAGCAGAAGAAGCAGAAGCGCGAGATGACGCCCGAGGCTCGGGAACGTCTCTCGCGCCTCGCCAAGGAACGACACGCCCGAGGAGAATTTGGCGGCTCCAAGTTCGGGAAGCTGGGCGGTCGCCCCCGCAAGGATCGGGCTGCCGCCCGCGTCGCCGAGGCCGCCCAGGCCGATGCCACGGCCCGGCGGATCATCGAGGTCTTCAACGACGCGATCGACCCCTCGCAGCCGATGTCGATCCGCCTGAAGGCCGCCTCTGCCTGGCTCGATGTCGAGCGCCAGGAGGCGAACCTGGCCCTCCAGGAGGCCGACGCCGAGGCGAAGCATCACAATCGCGAGGAGCTGATCGCGATTCTGAGCAAGAAGCTCACGCAGGGGCCGACGGCGCACATCCTGCGCCAGGCGATCGAGGCCGAGACCGGAATCACGGATGCGGTCGTCGTCGAATCCGAGGCCGAGGTCGTCGAGGGCCAGGCCGCGTGACGCACGAAGACGGCAGGCACATCGGCGAGATCGCCATGAACGCCATCGCGTTTGCGGAGGAAGATCACCCCGACTGCGAACTGCTCACGGTCACGGTCACGCTCATCGTGCGCGACCAGAAGAAGCGCATCCAGATCGTTCACGCGGACGGGACATGACGCAGATTCCGTCCGACACTGAGGGCATGCTGACCCTCCTCGAAAAGCTCTCCGACGAAGAGCTGGCCGAGATGCTGGACGCCCACACCCAGTTGGAGGCCCGCCTCCGGGAGATGGGTCCTCAGACGGACGACGAGCTGCATGAATGGCTGAAGTTCGAGCTGGGAATCGACATCCCACGTACCGCCGTCTGCGAAGGACACAGCGCACCATTCGACTTTCTCGCGGATCTCTACTTCGAGCGGACCGAAGCGGCCCTGGGGGTCGCGAATCGCGGCGGCGCCAAGACTTTTCTCGTCGCCGTGCTGCACTGGCTCAACTCTCGCTTCAAGCCCGGCTGCGAGTCCTGCACGTTCGGCGCTACTGAGGCTCAGTCGCTGCGCGCCTACGCGCACCTGAAGAACTGGATCTACGACGACGAGAAGACGCGGAAGTCGGGCAAGGCCGTCCTGAAGCCCGAGATCACCACGTCCCTCATGCGCGAGACCGTCTTCGCGAACGGCTCCCGCGTCGAGGTGCTGCCGGGCACGCCCCAGGCCGTGAACGGCCCCCACCCGCAGAAGGCCCACGCCGACGAGATCGAGCTGATGGACGACGGGACCTGGCGAGAGTCCCGGAATATGACGGTCAGCGGCAAGACGAAGACCGGCATGGTCATCATCCCGCAGGACATCGCCACCTCGACCCGCAAGGGTCCGTCCGGTCGCGTCCAGCAGCTCATCGACGAGATCACGAAATCCGTCGCCGAGGGCTACAAGCCGCCGCGCCAGCTCTACATCTGGTGCATCAAGGAGACCGCCGCGCAGGTCCCGAACTGCCAGGTCGCGAATCCTCAGCTCGGCGACGAGCAGAAGTGCGGCTGCCACAGAATCCGCAAGGGCGAGTGGGAGGACGGTTCACCTCGTCTCCTCAGCCAGGTCTGCGGCGGCGACTTCCATCGCTCGCGCGGCTGGCAGCCCTACGGCGACATCGTGAAGCAGTTCACCGAGAACGATCGCGAGACGTTCGAGGTCCAGCAGCTCTGCTCGAAGCCGGAGATGCGCTTCCACTACATCCCGACGTGGCGGGAGGAGAAGCATTGCATCCGGAATTTCGAGGTGGACCCCGACAACGGCCCGATCTTCATGTCGGTGGACTGGGGCGGCACGAACCCCCACGCGGTCAACTGGTACCAGCTCCTGCGCGAGGAGCTGGAGGTCGAGATGTGGTACCAGCCCGACCCCGAGAATCCCGTCACGACGAGAATTCTCGAAGGCACGATCGTGTGCTTCGACGAGATCTACATCGCCGACATCGGCAACGACAAGCTGGGCGATCTCGTCGAGGAGCGCGAGAAGCGCTACAAGGACCGCCACGGGAATTTCCGCGTCTTCGAGCGCTTCGCCGACCCCCAGGGCAAGGCCGCCCGGATGGACTGGAAGGCTCGCGGGCTGCGAACTTCGTGGCATACGACCCGCGAATTCGAGGAACACATCAAGCTCGTCCGGGACATCTTCGACGACGACCTCTTCCGCGTGGCCGGGGACAAGTGCCCGATGTTCGTGGCCGAGGCGAAGGAGTGGCGCGCGGACCCCAAGAACGGGAACCAGATCGACGAGTTCAACCATTGCATGTCGAATTTCCGCTACGCGCTGGCCAACATCAAGAAGGTCCGGAACAAGGCGATCGGCGCCATGCGGCTGCCGTCGGCGACCTCGATCCCCCGGCAGGCGCGCGTGACGAGTACGTCCACCCGCAGAGGGCCGATAGGGTTCCGGGGGAATCAGGAGGACCAGTTCGCCAACTGGCGGAAGTCCCTTGGAGAGCCTGTGACGCGACCCCGGCCGCGATGAGGAATCGATAGATGGCGACGACAGTCACCCGCACCAGCGGCAACGGAGTGCCGGAAGGCACCGTCACGCCCGAAGAGGCCGCTGCGATCCGATCGTCTGTCGCCGGGAAGGAGGTCGCTCCTTCCTCGCGGCAGCAGTCGATGCTGTTCGACAACTGGCGGGACGCGGCCGACCGGCTCGGCTCCCCGTTCGAGGTCGAGCGGATTCCGATCTCCAAGCTCCGCGCCATGCGCCGAGACCCCATGCTGGGCTTCGGGCTGAGCTTCATCAAGATCCCCCACGTCCGCGCCCGGTGGTACGTCAACGCCAAGGACACGAAGGGGCCGAACGCCCAGATCGCGGCCCACCTCGACCACGACCTGCGCCTCATCTGGACGACGTACACGCTCCAGTTCCTCAACGCCATCGACTTCGGATTTCAGGCGATGGCCAAGCGCTTCGAGCTGCGCACGCCGACGGGCACGTACATCGAGACGAATCCGGACACCGGCGAGCAGGAGGAGAAGCCGATCTGGTCGCAGGGCAACGTCCAGCCGATCGCCTGGAAGCCCTTCGTCGCCCTGCCGCCCGAGGTCGTCGAGCCGAACTGGAATCCGGACGGCTCCTTCAACGGCTTCAACGTCAAGCCCTCCGGCGGCTCCGGCTCCGGGTCCTCCTCCGGCAGCGGTGGCTCCGGCGGCAACAACAAGGACCAGAGCTACGACATCGACGTGTACCACGCGCTGTGGGCCACGAACGAGAAGGACGCGAATTTCGGGTCGATCTTCGGCTACCCCCGGCTCGGCTACGCCTACCGCTACTGGTGGAGCTACTGGTTCCGCTGGGCCATCGCCGACCGCGCCTTCGAGAAGAAGGCCGACCCGTCGATCATCGTCCGCCACCCCGAGGGCCAGTTCACGAATCCGGACACGGGCGAGACGATGGACTACGGCGACTACGCCCTGCTCATGGGCGAGCGCATGCGGTCCGGCGGCGTCATCGCGCTGCCCTCGGACGTGTACGAGGACGCGAACGGGCGCGGCACGACGCCCCAGTGGGACATCGGCTTCACGAAGGACGCCACGGATTTCGAGCCGTTCGACAAGAGCTTCGACTACATCGACGTGCAGAAGCTGCGCTCGCTGTTCATCCCCGAGCAGGCGTTCCTCGAAGGCAAGGGCGGCACCAGCTCGCGCAACGTGGCCGCCGAGCTGGGGTCGAGCTTCACGGAATCCCAGGCCGTCCTCTCGGCGCAGCACGTCGAACACGTCAACCGCTACATGATCCCCCAGTGGCTCGCCGTCAACTACCCGGAGTTCATCGCTGCGGGCGGCATGGCCGAGGTCATCATGCAGGGCTTCGCCGACGAGGACGTGGAGTTCACCAACCAGGTGATCCAGCTCATCGGCCAGCAGGAGGCCGGGGCCTCCGAAATCTCCAAGCTCGTCGATCTGAAGCAGCTCCTGGAGAATCGCGGCACCCCGATCGCCTCCTTCGCCGAGCAGGTGCGCCGCAAGGCTGAGCAGGACGCCCTCGCGCAGCAGCAGGCGCCGCTCACGACCCCGACCCCCGGCTCCGTCGGCGTCGTCCCCAACGCCCAGGGGTTCTCGACCTACATCAACCCGCGCGAGGTCATCTACCTCTCCGAGACGGGCACCGGATTCATCGACAAGCTGCCCTCGACGGTCCACTACGAGGACACAGCGATCAAGGGATTCTCCCGGCGTCTGTGGAACGTCTACCGCGACCTGTACCGCGACGAGTTCTCCGTCCTCATCGGCGAGATCGAGAGCGGCGCCGACCCGATCGAGTTCTCGGATTCCGAGGATGTCGAGCTGGCCGACTGGGTGGAACGGGCCAAGGAGATCATCCGGCCCGCGACCGCCTCGAAGCTGTGGCCGCAGGCCCTCCAGCTCTCGGAGAATCTGATGGGCAAGATCATGCGCCGCGCCTCGCGCGTGGAGAAGTCCCGCTCGCGCATGCGTGGCCCGGCCGTCGATCAGCAGCGCTTCGACGACTGGCTCTCGAACCACCTGCCCAGCGTCGCAGCCAAGGTCGCCGAGACCTCACGCCAGGAGATCGGAATCTTCCTGGCCAACCAGCTCCGCGAGGGCGTCACCGACCGCAAGGAGCTGGCCAAGGCGGCCCGAGCGCACTTCGACGACTTCCCCGAGTGGAAGACGGACCGCCTCGTGCGGACCGAGGTGCGCGATGTCTACAACGCGGCCACCCTGATCCTCGCCGACACGGTGGGCGCTCAGGTGCAGGCCACGGATGCGATGGGAGCGGATTCCGATCCCGACTGCATCGAGCGCGACGGGAAGATCTTCTCCGTCGGCGACGCGATGAAGGAGGAGGAGCATCCGAACGGCACCCTGGGATGGAAGGTCATCCCCGTGAAGCTCTCGATCGAATACGGCGCCGAGCTGGAGGAAGACCAGCAGGCGAATTTCGACCCCGACGCTTCGCTGATTCAGTTCTCCGACGAGATCACCCCGGCTCGTCAGCGGGAATACCTGAAGGCGATCGTCGATCACGTCATCGCGCAACAGGAGGACACGGAGGATGGGGTGGTACTGCACGGACTGCGGGATGAGTAGCCAGACAGGGCAGCTCCATCAGCACGAGTGCCAGCATGACATTCTGGTCGCGCACCAGACCGAGCAGTTCGAGTGCCAGTGGACGACCTTCCTCGCCTCGAAGGAAGGTCGGTTCGCCAAGTTCATCGCCGATAGAGAGGGAACCAAATGACCTCTGATCTCCAGCAGCTCGCCAGAACCCGAGTCCAGAATTCCTCCCTCGTCGCCATGCACGGCGAGGTCGAGAAGGCCG